CCACCACCCCCACCACCCGACCACCTGCTTGCCGCCGCACTGACACCTTCGAGCCTGGCCTTATGTCGACCCAGGAGACCCCCCCTCCTCGACCTCGACGACCCCCCCTCGGCAGCCTCCCGGCAGCGAGGGCTACCCGGAACGCCCCGGCCACGGGCCCGCAGACCGAATCGGGGCCTGACCTGCGGAAACGCCGGTCTCCAGGCGACCCCGCCGGGGGGGGTCCATAAATCCGGCGTGGAGGGGGAGGGGGAAAGCCACAGACGAATGTTCCCGACAGCCGGACACAATTTTTGGACCGGTTTTGGCCGGCGGGAGCTGGCCCAGGACAGTCGGGGCGAACTACATCTTTCTTTGTCTCACAAGCGGGTGGGCGTCCGCCCTNGCGGGCGACCGCCGACCGTCACTTGGACCCCTGAACCCCCCTCCCGTCCCCGACCTTCTACTTTGGAGGCGTCGTCCCTCATTCTGTGCAGTAACGTACCTTGCCCGTTCCCGGAGATTCACACCGACCTGCCGTCCACGGGTGGCCTGTACCGGTGAGGTACGTTACTGATGCAGTTGGGGGCCGGGTCGTGGTGATGCCCCGGCACCTTTCACCCTAGCACTGTCTACTCGCCTCGGGGGGAGTGTTGACATGCCTGATGCCCGTTTGCCTGCCGCCAAGACGTGGCCGAAGTCGAAGCGGTACGCCAAGGCGATTGAGCGGGTCCTGGACGGCGACTGGTCCGCCAGGGCTGCCGCTATCGAGTACGGCATTTCGAGGCAGCATCTGCATGAGCGGGTCAGGGAGGCCCGCAAGGCCCGCCTGGATCGGGTCGAGGAGGCGAAGGCGCAGGCGTTGGTTGGCCCGTTGGGCATCAACGAGCGTCGCCGTATCGGCACGTTCGCCGAGTTCATCGACCGGTACTTGCAGAACTGGACATGTCCCGACTGCGGTATTCATCATCCGACCCCCGGGTTCCATGCCGACATTGCGGAGGCGATCACCGGCGACAACCGGCGGGTGTTGATCAACATTCCGCCGTACCATTCGAAGAGCACCCTGGTGACGGTGTGGCACACCGTGTACGACGTTTGCCGAGACCCGAACCTCCGCACGTTGCTGGTCTCCAAGAGCCTCCCGTTTGCCCGCACGTTCATGCATTCAATCAAAGGGATGCTCACGAACCATGACCTGTACGTTGACGGTCCGAACCCGATCGTCGACTGGGGCCCGTTCCGCCCCGAAGGCCAATCGGTGTGGTCGACGGAACAGTTGTATGTGGCGGGCCGTACCACAGCGGAGAAAGACCCAACGGTGCAGGTCCTCGGTGTCGGCGGCCAGGTGTACGGCCGGCGGGCCGATGTCATCAAGTTCGACGACTGCGCCACCCTCGAGAATCAACGCAACCCGGACCGTGTCGCCGGCATGATGGAATGGTTCGACAAGGAGGCCCTCTCCAGGATCGGTAAGACGGGCCGTGCCATCTGGATCGGCACCCGGGTTCATCCCGGAGACGTGTACGCCACCCTCGGTTCCCGTGCCGGCTACAAGATCCTCCGCTACCCGTGCATCGTCGACGACACGAACGAAGAAACCCTATGGCCGGAACATTTCCCGTACTCGCAGGCTTTGATTCACCGGTCTGAGATGAAAGCTGCGGACTTTCAGCTCGTGTATCAGCAGGTCGATATTCCTGGGGTGGGTGCTTCGTTTACTCAGGAGATGTTGGAGGACTGTAAGGATACGTCTCGGGTGGCGGGGCAGTACGATTCGACGTGGCGTCTGTTTGCCGGTTTGGACCCGGCGGGCGGCAATAAGGGGTCGGGGTATACGGCGTTCACGTTGGTGGGGGTTGACCCGGTGTCGGGTCGCCGTTACCTGGTGGATTCGGTGGCGGTGAAGTCGATGAAGGCGCCGCAGATGAAGGACCAGATTTTGGATTGGACTGACCGGTATCCGATCTTCGAGTGGCGGGTCGAGTCGAACGGGGTGCAGTCGCAGTTGGTGCAGTACGACATGGAGCTGGTGCAGCATCTCGCCAAGCGGGGCGTCCGGGTGGTGCCGCATCATACGCATGGCAACAAGTGGGACCCGCAGTTTGGGGTGGAGTCGTTGGCGCCGCTGATGGCAAGCGGGATGGTTTCGATCCCGTGGGGGAACGCACCGGCAGCGCAGGTGTTTCAGCCGCTCCTCGAGGAGCTCGTTGCGTTCCCGATGGGCATCAAGTCGGACCGGGTGATGTCGTTGTGGTTTGCGGACCTGGGGGCCCGGGAGTTGTTGAACCGGGCTCATTTGCCTCTGTTCCATGAACGGATGAAGGTCCCGAATCGGATTAGGCGCCGTAGGCGCATCGTTGACTTCCATAGCCAGGAGGTGCGCCGTATCAATTTGCGGGATCAACGCCCCGGGCATATGACGAGGGGCCAGTGGGGGTATCGGCGTCAGACGGTCGGTCAGGCGCAGCCGCATGGAGACGTGACCGAGTTCGATGCGGAGCCTGAGGAGCAACCGATGAACATCGATCCAGCTATCTGGACCCAGGGGTAGACACGTTGCGGGTGGGGCGTGAGAGCGATGCTTGACCGTTTGATGAACCGCTACGCCTATCAGAAGGCTGTCCGTGCTGCTGCCGATAACGAAGTTGTCTGTGGCACGGTCACAGACAAAGGCCAACCGGTCTATTTCACGATGCCGGCGGACGCTGACGATCATCAGGTTCGTTCTCGGGCGTTCGAGCTCCGGTATGGGCGTCCGATGAGTTCCGTGGAGGAAACGATGCTCGATATTGCTGAAACGGTTCGGGGGATTCCGACCCATGCTTGACCTTGACCGCCTGAGCGGCATGTATTCGGCGTGGCGGACCCGCTACACGGACCGGGACACCCGCATGGAAACGATCGACCGGGTCGTGCAGGGCGATTTCGACATCTTCGACCCGGACGAGGAGTCGGTCGATTCGAAGTCCCCGAACCTGATCCAGGTCGCCCTCGAAGACACGGCCGAGTCGGCGTCGCTGGTTCCGACCGTGAGGGTCCAGGCCGACAAGATGTCGAAGTCCGCCAAGGCGACGGCGCAACGCATGGAGCAGGTAGCTGTCGGTTACCTCGGGGCAAACAAGATCGACCTGTTGATTCCCCGTTCGGTGATGGACAAGGGCGCCTACGGCATGTCGGTGTGGACAGTCACGCCTGACTTCGAGCAACGCATCCCGCTGATCGAACGCCGAGACCCGAAGCATTGCTACCCGGAGCCCGGGTACCGGCCTGGCGATTCGGTCAACAAGTGCATCTTCGCCCGGGAGGTGTTCTACACGCAGCTCCCCGACGGCTACCAGGAACAGATACGCACCGCTGTCGCCGGCGCCACTGAACTCAGCGACCCGGACGAGAACACCCGTGTGGTGCTCATCGAATACTTCGACGCTGACGAATACATCCTCGCTGCCCTCTATCAGGCGTCCACGTCGGGGCTGGTTCGTTACCAGTCGGGGTCCGATGTCCCGTATCCGGTGCTGCTGGACCGTATCGAAAACAAGACCGGTGTGTGCCCGGTCGTTATCGGGGCCCGCATTTCGCTCGACGGTGAAGTCCGGGGCCAGTTCGACCAGGTCATCGGCCTTCTCGAGGCTCACATTCGCCTCATGGGTTTGATCCTCGACTACGCCGACCAGGCCGTCTATTCCGACATTTGGGTCCGGGACCTGATCGGTGAGATGCCATACGGTGGCGGTTCGTTCATCGAGTTGGGCCCGTCGGGCGCTATCGGGCGGGTCCCGCCGGCCGTCAGTTCCCTGAACGTCCAGGCCGACATGGCGCAACTCATCGACGGCATCCACGTCGGTGGCCGTTGGCCGAAGTCGAGGCCCGGCGAGATCGACCAGTCGATCGCTTCCGCCAAGTTCCTCGAGTCGGCCGCCGGCATGATGAACACGGCGATCCGCACCTACCATCAGATTCTGCAACGCCAACTCGAGCAGGCGCTCCGCATCGCTTTCGTGGTCGACAAGGCGTATTTCCCGGGGTCGAAGTCGTCGGCCGGCATTCTCCGCAACCAGGAGTTCCTCCTCGACTACGACCCGAAGGTCGACATCAACACCGACTACCAGGTCCGGGTCGAGTACGGCCTCGGTCTCGGCCGTGACCCTGCCCAATCGGCTGTCCTGCACATCCAGTACGCCCAGGCCGACTTTATTTCGAAGGAGTTCGTCCAGGAAAACATCGACGGCCTCACCGACGTGGGTCGGGAACGGGCCCGCCTCGACCTGGAAAAGTTCAGGGCGATGGCGTTGGCGAAGCTCCTCCAAGGGCTGGAAGCCGGCACCATTCCCGAGGCTGCCCTCGTCGACATCGCCCGTGCGAGGGAGAAGGGCGACGACCTGTTCGACCTCTACGAAGAACACATATCGAAACCAGCCCAGGAGATGCAGGACATGCTCCTCGGTACAGGACTCGGCTCCGTCCCGCCAGGGCCGCCCCCATCCCCGGAGGGCCCCGCCGGACCAACCCCGGTCCCGCCGGCCCCGCCCGGCGGGGCGGAGCTTCTCGCCCGACTCGGCACTGAAGCCGGCCCGGGCGGCACGCTCGGTACCCAGGTTCAGGGCTGATGGGGCCGCTTACGGGTCCCGACGTTCTCGAGTCGATCCTCGAGTTTATGGGACGGCCGGAACGCCTCGGCGAATACCCGGCCCTTGATCCGTTTGCCGACGACGAGGTACTCGTTTGCGGCATTGAGAACCCTGAGGTGTGCGACTCATGCCAGTGAACAGCGAACTCGAGAAGACCCCGACCGCCGACACGTCGGTGAACGAACCGGCGTCAGGCACCTACGGTGAGAAGGCCGAACTGGATCGTCTCCGGCAGTCGTTGCCTCCGATGGGGCCTCCGGCCCAGCAGGGCGTCGGCGGTGCCGCTCCGGTTCCGCCTCCCGGCGCTCAAGTGCCGCAACGTCCCGATGGGCGACCCAAGAATGCGCCACCTGGTGTCCCCGGTGGGCTCCTGGCCCCCACGTCCCGCCCGGGTGTTCCGCTGTCTCAGCCGATGGCCCCGGAGCAGCAGCCGATGCCGGCGAAGCGTCAAGCAGCCGACCAGCAGCGCCTCGCCATTCTCGACGCCTTGTCGTCTCACCCGGACGTGTCGGCCGAGACGAGGGAATGGGCGAAGCTTGTCGTGGAGGCCCTGATTGCCTCACGAACCTGACCATCTCGTAGAGGACGAAGAGCAGGAACAGATGCCGGGTCTCCTCGACCCGATCAAGGAACACGGCGTCGCCGGCGGCGTCGCCCGGCTAGCGCCGCAGATGATCCCCGGCGGATGGGTCGGGCAAGCTGCCGGCGCCCGGTCCACCGACGGGTTCGACGTAGGCGACATCTTCGACGCTTTGGGCGACTTCAAATCTGATCTCTCCTACATCCTTCCAGGCATCGGCGACGTGAAGGGGGCCCAGTTGGCGATGGACACCTGGGGGTCGAACACCGACTTGTTGACAAAGGGCTTGTCAACCCTCGGCATCCTCGGCCCGATCGCCACCGGCACCCAGGCAGCAGGCATCGTTGGCGGCCTCGGTTCCATCCGGGCGCTCCGCAACCTGGACTTGACCAACCCGGCGGTGGGTGCAGCGGCCGGCCATATCTCAGACACGATGCCGGTGGTTCGGGGCCACACGGTCGACGATGCCCTGTCCCGCCTGGCGCCGGACATGACCGGCACAACGGCGAAGGTGTCGCTCATCCCGACCACGTCTCGCACGTCGAGGCAGCTCATGGTCGGCATCACCGACATTGACCAGCCCGGATTCAACCGGCAGGAACGCATGGGTCGCCTACGGGGCGCCCTCACCGGAGACCAGGTCGTCGATGTGTTCGTGCCCGGCAACAAAGCCAACGCCGCCCAGGTCGACGGTTTCCTCATGGGCCTCGGCGAAACCCTCCTGGAGCGCATCCCCGACTACGCCGCATCGAGGCATTCGAAAGGGATGGGCGGGAAGGCGTTGAGCCACGACCAGGTAGCTGTCACAGCCGTCGCCTACGAAACGTCCAAGTTCGATTGGTCGATCCGCAAAGGCGTCCTCGACATGCCGTCGTCAGCCCCGGACGTGACGGCAACGTGGAAGCTGCTCAAGAACGGCACCGTCGTTCCCGACGCCGACATCGACGCCCTCGGGTTGGCTCTCGTCCAGTTCGCTGAACTCACCGCCGGCGCTTCGCATCCCGAGATGGCACTGAACCACATCGGGTTCGGTGTGTCCAGGGTGTTCCTCAACGGTGAGAAGTCGCTGGTCGAACTCGCCGTAGCCGACTGGGACGGCATGCCGTACCACTCCTCCACACTGCCGGAAGGAGTCAAACGGTTCGACCATGCCATCCGAATCAACGAATCTGGCGTCGTCGTCGCCGGCACCGACAACATCGTCACCTTCTTCAACAAGCATGTCCGGCCCGGGTGGGACGACCAGGCCGGCCCGTACCGGCGGTCCGTGCTGGGGCTCGCCGATCAGCATCCGGCGCTCGCTTCGCATCCCGACACCGTCAACATGATGATGCTCAACGATCTCGAACGGTTCCCGTCGAACGCCACTGCCCGTTCCGGCGAACCTCCGTCCGTCGACCCCGCCCTGTTCGCCGACGTGAGGAGACGAGGGATCGTTGACCCGTTGGAGGTCCACTGGAACCCTGAGACAGGCGCCGCCAGGCTCGTCAACGGTTCCGGCCGCCTCACGGCCGCCCGCC